CCCGCCAGCCCGTCAGCCTGAATTTTTCCATGCCCGTCACCCTCAACGGCATCCCCTCCGCGGACATGGGCGACGCGCTGCTGCGCAGCATCGACAGCCGCGCTTCCGCCATTGAGGAACGGATTGCCCGCATGCTCGGCAACATCGTCGGAGACCAGAGGAGGTTGGCTTATGGCAACTGAGTACATAACGCAACAAGGCGACTGCTGGGACGCCATCGCTCTCCGGCTGTGGGGCGACGAGCACCTCATGGACAGGCTCATCGCCGCCAACATCGAACACATGGATATGCTTGAGTTCCCCGCCGGGGTCCGGCTGAACGTGCCCGACGGCGTCAAAAAACCGGAAATCAACATGGAGCTTCCGCCGTGGATGTAACCAACCTTAAAGCCGACGGCAACGACCCAAAGGGCGGCGAAGCTGTGACCGTTGGGCGAGTCTTCGAGCCCTTACGGGCATCGATAGCAACGCGTCGCGAGCAGCGGCGAGCGGATAGCGCAGAAACGGCACGGACGCGACTTGCTCGCGGCCGTATGCTTCGCCGTTTCGCAGCGGAGGAGGTCCTTCCGCCGTGGATGTAACCAACGGGAAACAAGAGCAGGAACACGCCCGGCGCGTGAGGCTCGCCGTCACCATCGGCGGCCATGACGCCACGGACGCGCTCGCCCCCTCGCTCCTGTCCGCAACCTACACCGACAACGCCGCGGGCAAGGCCGACGAAGTACGCCTCGATCTGCACGACCGGGACGGCAAGTGGCTCGGGGAATGGGCTCCCAAGAAAGGGACCGAGGTGTCCATGCGTATCCTGTGCACGGACTGGTTCGGCCCCGGTCAGGACGCCTCCCTGAACTGCGGCTCGTTCAAGGTCGATGAGGTGGAATATTCCGGCCCGCCGACCAAGGTCAGCATCAAGGCCGTGTCCGCCGCGCTCACGGACGGGCTGAGGGAAACGAAAAAAACGCAGGCATGGGAAGGCTATTCCCTGCAGGCCGTAGCCGGAGAAATCGCCCAGCGCAACGGGCTTGAGCTGCTCTACAATGCCGACGCCTTCCCGTTCAACCGGCAGGACCAGCGCGAGGAATCCGACCTGCCCTTCCTGCAGCGGCTGGCCTCCGCCCGGGGGGTGAACGTCAAGGTCCATGACGGCAGGCTCGTCTGCGAGGCCGCGAAACGCGGTGACGCCCGCGCAGCCGCCGTCGCCATCTCCAGAACCGGAGGGCAGTTTTCGCCGTCACGGTGGTCGTTCAAGGAAAAATCGGAAGGGACGGCCTACACAGGCTGCGACGTCCAGTACATGGACCCGGAATCAGGGGAAATGCACTCCTATTCCTTCGGCGAGCCCGGCGCTGACGGGCAACGGGAAAAAATAACGCTCATCAACCAGAAGGTCGAGTCGAAGGCCGAAGCGGAAACCTTCGCCCAAAGCGCCTTGCGGAACAAAAACGAAGCCGAAAACACCGGCTCGCTCGACATCATGGGGCACCCCGGCGTGGTGGCCGGGTGCACGCTGACGCTGGACGGTTTCGGTAAATTCGACGGCAAGTATTTCGTCACCACGGCAACCCACAGAATCGAAGGCAAATACACGACCGGCGTGGAACTGCGCCGGACGCTGGACTATTGAGGGCAACATGAGCGGATTCGACTACGCGCAACAGGAACGGCGGATCGCGTCGCTGGAAAGCAACCGGGGCGCATCCCTGCGTTTCGGCACTGTGACCGGGGTGGATACGGCGACGGGGACGGCCCGCGTCCAGCTCCCGGACGGGGACGGCATGGTGACCATGCCCCTGCGCGTCCTTGGGCGCCGCACGCTGAAGGACAAGGCGCAGGCCCTGCCCGACATCGGGGAACCCGTGGCCTGCCTGTTCTCCGGGCAAGGGCTGGAACAGGGCGTCATCCTCGGCGCGCATTACACGGCGAAGACGCCTTCCCCCAACCAAGAGGCGCAGGTCGACTACGTCCGCTACGAGGACGGCACGGAACTCTGGTACGACCGCAAGGGCCACAAGCTGACCGCCAAAGTCATGGGCGACGCGGACATCGAAACCGAAGGAGGCATCACGGCCACGGCCAAAAAAGCCATCGTCACCGAATCCAAGACCGGCATCACCCTGCGCGCCCCCCATATCCGGCTGGAAGGCAACCTCTCCCAGCAAGGCTACGCGGGCGGGGCGGCCTCAAGCATCCTGTGCGGCAACCAGACCATCTGCAACGGCTCCCTGTCCGTGCCGGGCGGCGACGTGAGCGCCGGGGACGTTTCCCTGCGCGGGCACCAGCACGAGGGCGTGGAGAGCGGCCCGGACACCAGCGGAAAGCCCGAGGGTGGGGGAAGTTCCGGCACAACCGACGATAACGGAAGCGGCTTCTGGGAACTCATGTTCGATATCGTGCGGGACAGCTTGCCTGAATCACTTACCCCCAAGCAAGAACTCCTCTTCTGCCTACCAGACATCGCAGAAGCCGAAGCTGAACGCCAAAAGAGCGCGCCGAATAAACAGGGGTGGCTGTATCTGCGTGATATGTTCCGCAAATGGTTTAGCGGCAGAGCCAATAAAAACCCTGATGCCAACCCAGAACCGTTCTGGATCGATTGGAATTGGCTCATGAGTTATTGGCGGGCATCGCAGGCTTACGACACGCTGCGGCTGGAAAAAAGTCTCAACGGGCCAGCGTGCAGACAGCTGGGTAATATTCTCGCCCGTGAGGGCAAGCTCACGGATCACTGCGTTACCTTTGATTATACGGTAGAACCTTGGACGCGTTGGGAAGCCGGTTATCATACGTTGGAGCCGGTTGCGGGGTTCGTTTGGCCTGTGGACGGCATGATGGCGGCACTTGCTGGCTTTACCTTACGCGCCCTAGCCAAAGGTCAAGTGTGCCCAAATGGAGACGGCACATACACCATTACCGTAACCGGATTGAGCATATTCGCCCATGACCAATTCAATTTTGAAGGGGATGCATGGTTAGGATATTGGAATTGCAATGGGAAATCATATTCCCTTACAGAGGAAGACGGCTATCTTCCCCTTTGCAACAGCGAATTTGACATTTTCCGGGAACACTATGGTTTCGGAAACGATTTTCTTGTGTTGTCCGTTCCTCACCCCGTTGAACATTTTCCGAGACAGAGCTATGAATACAAACCATGAACATATCTTTCCGCTTCCGTTGTTTTTGGGTGGTTTTCCTTTTTCTGGGCATCCCTGTGCAGTATTCTTTCGTGCATGGATCGGCAGAATTGTCGCCGTGGGTCGACTTTTGGACAAACTACTGCGACGCCTTTTTCGTCAGCCAGTACTCGTGGTCAAAAGTCAACTACCGCTATACGGTCTTTGCCTTTTCCCTGTTGGCGCTTGCGTTGTTTTGCTGGTTCAGGAAACCGAACAAAATCAACTTTATCTGCACAATTCTAACGGCTTGGGGATTGTGTGGAGGATTTGTCGTTCCTTATCTTCGCATAATCAATTCGTTTACCATGCCCGGAAACGGCAGCGTTCAGTAACCGAGCCTTTTCGTTATCTCCCCCAACACAATCTTCTAGTTGATATTCTCCCCCGCGCCTTCCGCGCCGGGGGCCTCCGCTTGCATCCTGTATCCTTCCCGGAGGCTTTATGCGCGTAGGCACCCTCGGCAACGTCGTCTTTGAAGTGTCCGACACGCGGGTATTCACCCCGTCGCAGGTCACCCGGGAACGCAAGGCCCGCATCGAGGAGCATCAGGTGCAGGGCGCGCTCCCCTGCGTCGAATTCATCGCCCCGGAGCTGGGGACCTTCTCCATTTCCATGACCCTCAGCGCCGCCCTCGGCGTCAATCCCATGCGGGAAGCAGACAGCCTCGGGGCCATGTGCAAGCGCGGCGAGGTCAACCGGCTCATCCTCGGGGGGCTCAACTGGGGCAAGGTCATCATCGAAAGCGTGACGCAGGACTGGCGCAACAGCGGCCCCGGCGGCGTCCACACCATCGGCCTGACGCTGGCCCTGAAGGAGTACCACTGATGCCCGTCGTCGACATGCGCGAGGCGGCCCCGCTCGTCATCGGGGCCACGGGGCTGGACGCCGTTGTCCAGAACATCCGGATGATCCTGACCACGTTCGCCTACTCCGTCCCGCTGGACCGGCGTTTCGCCTCGCACGGCGGCGCTATCGACGCCCCGGCCCCGGTGATGGCCGCGCTCCGGATCGCGGAACTGACGGACGCCATCGAAGAAAAGGAACCCCGCGCCGAGGTGGTGAGCATCCGGCTTTTGCGGGCCGAAACCCTCGACGGGCAACTCCGGCCCGTCGTGACCTTCAAGCTCAGGGAAGGGGTGACATTGTGAGCCTGCTTGACGACTTCACCGCCGTGGATTTTTCGGAACTGACGCCCTCCGGCATCGAGGAGATGGTCATCACCGCCTACGAGGAAGCCTCGGGCCAGACCGTCTATCCCGGCGACCCGGTGCGGCTGTTCCTCCAGTCCAACGCCTACATCATCAGCCTGCTGGCGG